AGATTGGTTTCAAAAATATAAGCTAGAGAACGATACCTGCGTTGAGGATACTTGGAGAAGAGTAGCAAAAGATCTGGCCTCCGTAGAGGAGACAGAGGACTTGCGGAAAGAATGGACGCATAGATTCTACGAGGCGCTGGAGGACTTTAAGTTCGTTCCGGGGGGTCGTATTACGTCCAATGCTGGCTCTGGATTAAAAGGAACCACCTATATCAACTGCTTTGTGGATGGCTTTGTGGGGCCGGACCAAGACTCCATAGAGGGGATTTATTCCACACTGCTCCGGCAAGCCAAAATACTAAAGAGCGAGGGAGGGTATGGGTTCTGTTGCGATGTGATGAGACCGAGAGGCTCTGCCATCACAGGAATTGGAAACCAAAGTCCCGGCTCAGTCAAGTTCCTTGAGCTATGGGACAAGTCTTCTGAGATTATTACAGCAGGAAGTGGCCAAAAACCCAAAAAGGGCCAAAAGAACTTTATAAGAAAGGGTGCGCAGATGGTAACGATGTCCTGCTGGCACCCAGACATCGTTTCGTTTGTTGAAGCTAAGCAAACCCCCGGAACCTTAAGCAAGTTTAACATGTCAGTCCTATGTACGGATGACTTTATGGAAGCGGTAGAGAGAAAGCTGCCGTGGCAACTAATGTTTCCTAATTATGAAAAGTATCCCAAAGAGTATTCGAAGGAGTGGGATGGAAATATAGACCAATGGGTAGCCAACAGAAAAAATGACCCTGAATCTCTCGTTCTATACCATGAATTTGAATCGGCAGCCGAACTGTGGGATCTCATCATGGACAATACATACAGCCGTAACGAGCCCGGAGTCTTGTTCGTGGATCACATGAACAACATGAACAACCTGTATTATTGTGAGCATATCAATGCCACCAACCCATGTGGGGAACAGGTGCTTCCAATAGGAGGAACTTGCTTGCTGGGTTCGATTAATCTGGTAAAATTTATCGACCCTGAATCAAAAAGCTGGAAATATGACGAACTAAGAGACACAATTAATGTGGCCGTCAGGTTCATGGACAACGTGAACGACAAGACCTACGTTCCACTGAAGTCGCAAAAAGACGAACTACGGTCCAAAAGAAGAATCGGCCTAGGGGTTCTTGGGTATGGGTCAGCATTGATGATGGCCAAAATCAAGTACGGCAGCAAAAGAGCTCTAGAGATAACGGAAGACCTGATGAGGTTCTTCACCAACGAAGCGTACATTGCATCCGCGATGATAGCTGTTGAAAAGGGCCCCTTCCCTCTTTTCGACAAAGACAAATATATGCAAAGCGAATTTGTCAAGAAGCTCGATCAAGACACACAACTGATAGTCGCTGCCGGAATGAGGAATTCCCATGTCACCTCCACTCAACCTACCGGCAATAGCTCTGTGTTTGCGAATCTTGTGAGCGGGGGTCTGGAGCCTCTCTTTATGCATGGTTATGTTAGAACCTCAATACAACCACATGCCCCTGACGATATGATCCTCCCCACCAATATTGATTGGGCTAACAAAAAGTACGATACAGAGCCAAAGGGGTCCGAGAGCCAATGGTCATGGGCTAAAGAGGGTGACGAACACCTGCTTGTAACCAACCATAACGGCAAAGTTTGGAAGTTTGACCGTACTCGTGGCCTCTTGAAAGAAGAGTGGATAGAGGATTATTCCGTCTCCTACCTGAAAGAGTCCAAAAAATGGAATCCCGACGCACAGTGGGCAAGCACCTCTGAGAACTTGAAAGTAGACGCACACATAGACACCATGGCAATTTTTGCCAGATGGGTGGACTCTGCAATCAGCAAGACGATCAATGTTCCTAACGAATACTCTTGCGAAGATTTCAAGTCCGTATATAAGAAGGCGTGGAAGAATGGTATAAAGGGGTTCACAACATACAGGGCTGGCACAATGGCGTCCGTGCTCTCTAAAAGCTCATCCCAGAACAAGATCATGAAAACAGACTCACCGGAGAGGCCAAGGGAGTTGCCCTGCAAAGTGCATCATATAACCGTCAAGGGGGAACCATACTTTGTACTCGTAGGCATCCATGAGAAAGACCCATATGAAATCTTTGCTGGGAAAAATGGATTCATAGAGAAGTCTGTCAAAAACGGGACAATCGTAAAATTCAGTCGCCCCAAAGGCGTGTACAAGGCGATACTTGACAATGGGCTTGAGCTTTCTCCTATCAATGCCACTTGCACGGAAGAAGAAGACGCCCTTACAAGAATGACATCTACAGCACTTCGGCATGGGGCTGACATCCAATGTATAGTGCAACAGCTGGAGAAAGTAAAAGGGGATATGACTACGTTTGCCAAAAGCATGGCCCGTGCCCTTAAGAAGTATATCCCAGATGGAGCTAAAGAGGAGGGCGATTGCCCTGACTGTGGGCGTGCGTCTCTTGTGCGACAAGAGGGCTGCGTGCTTTGCTTGCAGTGCGGATATTCAAGGTGCGTATAGAGATTAGCTATGAAAAGATATCGCGGACTTGTAGAACTAGCGGCACTGTTCATGTTCACAATTATCGTGATAATTTCGGGAGTTGACACCTACCTCCTAAGCAAGAACAGAGAGATGATACATCTGATAGAGGAGAACCCCATAGGGCTATGGCTCATATCAATGGATTCAGGAGATGTCTCACTGTTTATCGCCGTAAAGTTTGTAGGCACATTTCTAGTTATTTTTATTCTAGGGGAGTGGATTAAAATAAATGAAAAAACAGGATTGATAGCTACAATGTGTATTACAATAGGTCAGATTTTATTATTGTCCTATTTGATGACTTAGCGATGGAGATAGCTATGGAAAAAGAAAGGCATAAGAAAAAAAGAAGATTGGAAATTGAAAAACAGATGAAATCTGAGGACAGATATCGGGATCAGACGATCACTGATGAAGAGTTAATAAGATGGATGACAGAGGGAACAAATAAAAATCTAGCCCCTCGCTCTGACAGCGGCTAATTCGGGGTACAATTAAGACAGAGGATTTATATGCCGGAATATATTTTTTTATGTGACAAGTGTGAGATAAACTTTTCGGTCACTTGTTCAATGTCGGAATATTCGAAGAGAAAATATTTCCGATGCCCTGACTGCAAGAGTAAGGCAAGAAGAGACTTGTCTTTTGACAACGTTCAAGGATCGGTGGCCAGATCTCTCTCGGAATGCAAAACCGTGCAACACTATGCCGAGAAGCAATCGAAGGCATATGGAAAATCTAAAGTAGAGGACATGTTAGAGGGCATGAAAACCACAAAGAAAACTCAAACTCAGGACTTGCCAGAGGGCATGAGTCGTATCGAAAAGCCCCCAGAGCCGACTCCTTGGACGAAGACTCCTAAAAAGAGAAGGCAATCAAACAAGTCTCGCACAAGGAGAAATAAATGAACACTGAGTCTTACGATCATGCAGGACAAAAGATGTTTACGCCAGACGAGTACGTTCATATTATCAATCAAGACAAGAAAGTTTCCGAACCTACTAGGGAAGAGACGGTCTACACAATGAAGGGAGACGAGGACTATCTAAACAACGGCGGTTACCCGTGCCTCGATATAGCCATGGACGAAGCCCAGCAAAATGACAAAGCATACGCCATAAAGGTTTGCATTGATGAAAAAGAAACTTACTACGCAAAGCTAGGAACCTATGGCAGACTTTTCAATCCCGTTGGCCTATACAGTGAGGGAACTTCCTCACAAGACCTCAAGCACGCCGGAAGGCCAAGATGGATGTTGCAAGAGGTAGATAAAAAGGTGTTCGACTTCTATGTGGATTTCTTAAGAACAAAAAATCCGTCATACTTACACAACGCAGAAAGGGAGACATGATATGAAAAAGGGAAAGATGTCAGATTCGGAATTAGCTTGCCTTAAAGGCATGCTAAGTGAAGACGTTTCTACAGAAGACATGGCCAAGCAACTAGACAGGTCGGTGTCCGCCATAGAGAAAGAGTTAAACAAAATTGCCGAGGAGAGAGAGCGAGAGCAACTCTTTATTAATAAAACAGAAAGTGGCAATGAAGGCGTTTCAATCATGACTCCGCACGCCTCGATGAAGATCGACGACGCCAGACGAGATAGGATATCTAAGCCACAGCGAAATGACTGTATTCATAAAATCTATAACAATAAGTGAGCAATGGCTAAACAAAGATCCGAAAAAAGCAATTACCCATCACGATACTCGCCCAGCGGATGGGTTTCTGGACACCAATACATAACAGAACTTATATGCGAAAAAAAGGCTACTTACGACAAGAAGGAATTACCTGTCAAATTCTGGGATCTAAAGGAGTGGAATGGATTTTATAGATACCAGATTACTCTCGCGTCGTCACTTGTAAAGGAGTATAGTGTAGAGGCAGTTATAGCGGCGCTTAAGGACAATCGGTGCTATAAGACATACTCTCTAAGATCTCCCTTTTTAAGGTCTATAGTAGAGGAGTACCATACCAAGCAGCAAATTCCCCGAGATGTGGCTCAAGAGGATCTTCCTTACGACTTTGGAAGCAAGGAAAGTTTCGCTAGCAATAATAAGAAAAAATCAATCATATCAAAGCTACAGGATTTAGAGGATGACTAAGGATATTGTTAAGGAATACGGAGACGTTCTCCACGACCCGTCGTATATCACTGACACTGAATTATCAATCATACCCGTCAGCCCCAAGATTGATATGGCGTTGGGTGGAGGAGTTCCGGAAGGGTCTCTTTTCATCATGACAGGCCCAGAGAAGGTGGGCAAAACGGTAACGGCTCTTGCCTTCTGTGCAAATTCACAGTCTATGAAAAGGAAGGTGTACTACGGGAACATTGAAGGCCGACTGAAAAAGAGGGACTTAGAAGGCATCGTAGACTTAAGTATGGAATCGGATAACTTGGAAATTATTGGGTCAACCCAAGGAAATATACTGTCCGCTGAACAATACTTGGGAATTTTTGATAACTTAATCCACACACAGCCCGACTGCATATGCGTTGTTGATTCTTTTTCAGCGCTTTCTAGTGAGTCAGAACTAACTGGCGACCTTACAGACACTCAGGTAATGAGCGTACAGAAGGTACTGGCCAAATTTTGCCGAAGGATTTCAAATGTGCTCCCGATAAATAAAGTTACGGTAGTGGGTATAACTCACCTTATGGCAAACGTTTCTTCTTTCGGAAGAGGGAAAAAGAAGGTCGAGAAGTCAGGGAGCGCTCTTAAATATCAAGTTGACGTAAAGCTGCACGCAACCCATTCGCAGCCTATCATGCAAGGAGACACGCAGATAGGGCAAACAGTGCACTGGCAAGTTGTTACTTCTGCAATAGGCCCACCGGGCCAAAAGGTTGCGAGCCACATTAAATATGGTCGCGGAATATGGAAGGAAATGGAGCTAGCCGACCTCCTAACCGACTTTGGAATTGTCGAAAAAAGTGGGGCGTGGTTTAAGCTTCCAAATGGAGAAAAGATGCAAGGAAAGAACAATCTTGCTAAATATCTGGAAGAATCTCCAGAAGAGTACGCTAAGTTTGAATCGGAAATTTTTTCTATGGTTGGAATTGAAAGGTAATAATATGAGAAACGCTATTGTGTCCTTTATGCTCGTCATCCTGTGCACCCCTGCATGGGGATCAGACAACGGCCTTTACCAGCACCTACAAGACGTGTCGGTAACTGTCAAGAGCTTTGCTGGAGAGGGGTCGGGAGTAATTATCACAAGAGAAGTTCAAACATCAAATGGAAAGAGAGAGAAAGTCAATTTTGTGTGGACAGCCGCTCATGTTGTAGACGGATTAAGATCTGTCAGAACGGTCATCAAAGACGGTCGCGCGACCAAGGTTGTCGAATTCAAGGACGCACAAATCGTAAAAGAACTTGTCCAAAACGGCAGGAGGGTCGGTGAGCTAAAAATGGAAGCGAAGGTTATCAAATATTCTGACGCTGACAACGGCGAAGACTTAGCTCTTCTAATGGTCAGAAAAAAAGGATTTATTGCTAAGTCAACATTGTTTTACAGCAAAGACGATTCAGTTCCCATCGGAACCGAACTCTACCACGTGGGCAGCCTGCTTGGCCAAGTAGGCAGCAATTCTATGACGCGCGGAATTTTGTCACAAATTGGGAGGGTTTTGGACCTAGGAACTGGAGACGGCGTTATCTTCGACCAAACCTCATGCCCCGGTTTTCCCGGCTCATCGGGAGGTGGTATTTTTCTGTCCGAAAGGAGCAAGGGGAACGAAGGGAGGTATGTAGGAATGCTCGTCAGAGGGGCAGGAGAAACCTTTAATCTGATCATTCCGGTCAGACGAATGAGGGAGTACGCCAAGCGGAGCGGTGTTATATGGGCTATTGATGAAAATTCAAAAGTTCCCTCCTACTCAGACATCATTTCATTGCCCATTGAGGGTACAATAAAGGGGCAGAAGGGAGACACCAAGTCCAAGGCTCCCGAAAATAAGTCTGAATTTCCTTTTCTGTTTCGAAAATCCCCCGAAAAAGGAGTCGTTAGGAAATTTTCCCCTCCCACTTTTCCAAGGTAGTCAATTGAAGACCAGAGACTTAGACGGGACTGTAAATTCTTGGAAAATATCAGGCCACGTTGTTCGCGCCAGTGACGAGAGACCTCGGTCTCAACTTCACCTGAAAGCTAGAAAGCTACTGAGAGGAGTATACCCCACAGTACAAATTCTAGAGGAAGTCCCCTTTCAGCTAAGGCGTAATCAGCGTGGTTTTTTAGACTTCTACATAAACACAATCAAGACTGTTGTAGAAGTTCATGGTTCACAGCACTACAAATTCAACACACTGTACCACACTTCTGTTCAGCACTTTGTAAACCAGAAAAAACGAGACGCAGACCTAGTAGAATGGTGTGAGATAAACAATCTCAACTATATCGAATTACCTTTCAGCGAGAACGAAGATCAATGGAAAAACAGGATCTTGCGAAACAGCAACTAGAGAAACTGGATAGCATATTAGACGAATATGAATGTTCTCTAGGTATCTCGATGTTTAGCGACCAGCCAGACGAGGAATCAGCAAAAAAGTACCTGCGACTGTCTAGAAACCAAATTGAAAAGTTAACGCCCGACGAATGCGCGGAAGCGGCCCTCTTGTTGGCGTCTCTCTCTTTTCATTTGCAGAGAGCATATAACCGTGAAGTGGCTCGCGTCAACTGGTCCTCTCAGGTTTTGAAAAGCACCGTGGCGGGGAGAGAGCAGTCTTACAAGGGCTCATGGGAAAGTCAGTTTAATCAGGCCGTTTCAGACGACGGATATACACGCAAGGTTCTCGCCATCAAGAGATATGCACAGCAGCGTGCTGACAGGCTCACCTACCTTGCCTCTTCTGTCAAGAACATGGCCGATGTTTTCATAAACCTGCAAAGAGCAAAGGCTACCAAATATGTCTAATAAGCGTAAAGCTGTAGAGGAAATTTTGGCGGGCCTTTCGGGAGAAGAGATAGAGTCCCTGCTGGGGGCTCTGAAAGATTCCGTGACATCCCGTGAGGCAAAAAGAAATAGAAGGGGCCGTGGCAAA